TGATGTTCCTCCTTTTATCGTGGGAGCGGGAGAGTATAAGGAAGCGGAATGGAACAATTTCATCAATACGAGGATTAGGCCATTATGCAATGTGCTTGAACTGGAGTTTACAAAAAAACTTCTTATCAGCCCAAACCGTTATTTTAGGTTCAACGTAAGAAGCTTATTTAACTATGATATAAAAACGTTATCGGAAGTTGGAGCAAATATGTACACCAGGGGAATTATGGAAGGGAATGAAGTAAGAGACTGGATTGGAATGTCACCAAAAGATGGGCTTGATAAGCTTGTTATTCTGGAAAACTATATTCCGGCTGGTATGATTGGAGATCAAAAAAAATTAAATCAAGGAGGTGGGGACAACGGATAGAGAAACAAGACAGGTACGAAGTGTATCATTGCAATTTAAAACAAGAGCAGACGATACAACTGGTGATAAATATATCAGCGGTTATTTTTCTGTATTTAACACAAATTATGAAATCTGGCCCGGAGCAACGGAAAGCGTAGCACCGGAAGCCTTTGACGGAGCACTTGCAGATGATATCAGGTGTCTTATAGATCATGATACCAGATTAGTATTAGGACGAACAAAAGCCGGAACACTGACGCTTAAAACAGACAGCCGGGGCCTTTGGGGAGAAGTAAAAGTTAATCAAAATGATTCTGATGCAATGAATCTATATGAAAGAGTTAACCGTGGTGATGTTGACCAGTGCTCATTCGGATTTGATATTTTAGACGAAAAATTTGAGGATAACGGTAGTTCAATACACTGGACTATTAAAAAAGTTAAATTGTATGAAGTTTCAGTTGTTACATTTCCGGCCTATTCAGATACTTCGGTGACTGCTAGAAAAAAACAGGTAGAAACCATAAAGAAACGTAGTTTTGAGGCATGGAAACAAAGCACACTGAAAAGATTGAAAGGAGAACAATAATGGCTTTAAAAACCTTGCTTTTAAGAAGCAAACTTGACGCAAAGAAAAAAACTCTGGAAGAGTTAAGAAAAAAAGATGATGATTTTACTAAGAGAGAAGCGGAAATCGAAGCTGCGGTAAATGAAATGACAGAGGAAACAAGCGAAGAAGACCGGAAGGAAGTAGAGCAGCAGGCAGAAGAATTCCAGAAAGAAAAAGATGATTATGACCAGGAAAAAAAGGATCTGGAAACGGTAATTAATGAAATTGAGGAAGAAATCAGAGCAGAGGAAGAAAAAAAGCCAGCACCAGCAGCAGGCCCAGAAGAAAGAAAGGAAGGTAAGGTTGAGACAATGAAAACAAGAACTAAATTTTTCAACATGAACATTCAGGAAAGAGACGCTTTCCTTGGAAACGAGGAAGTAAAAAGCTTTTTGCAGAGAACAAGAGAAATCGGTACAGCGGCAGCAGGTGGACAGAAGCGGGGCGTTACCGGGGCGGATTTAACAATTCCTACAGCAGTGCTTGATTTAATTCGTGAAAATATTACTATGTTTTCAAAACTGGTCGGAAAAGTAAGACTGCGTCCTGTATCTGGTACTGCACGTCAGAATATTATGGGAACAATCCCGGAAGCTGTCTGGACGGAAATGTGCGGGAAATTAAATGAACTTAACTTTGGGTTCAACCAGGCGGAAGTTGATGGATATAAAGTGGGTGGAGTTATATACATCTGCAATGCAACCCTTGAAGACAGCGATTTAAACCTTGCGGAAGAGATCATCAGTGCGCTTGGTGCTGCAATTGGTATTGCACTTGATAAAGCAGTACTGTACGGATATGGAACAAAAATGCCACTTGGAATCGCACCAAGACTTGCACAGACAGCAGAGCCTAGTGACTATCCGGCAAACGCAAGACCATGGGTTGATCTTCACACAAGCAACATTATAACCATCGACAGCTCAAAACATGGTATTGATTTTTACAAAGAAATTGTAACGGCGAGCGGAGTCATGAAAAGTAAGTACTCTTCTGGCGGAAAAATTTGGGTAATGAATGAAACAACTTACACCAAATTAAAAGTTGAGGCTATGAATTTTAATAGTGCTGGTGCAATTATTGCAGTTCAGGACGGAACGATGCCAGTAGCAGGTGGGGAAATCATTACTCTTTCTGATGATATCATTGCAAATGATGTAATCATTGCGGGATATGGAGATTTATACTTACTTGCAGAAAGAGCAGGCTCTTCTTTTGCTAGAAGTGACGAATACCGTTTTGCAGAAGATCAGGTTGCTTTCAAAGGCACAGCAAGATATGACGGGCTTCCCGTTATTCCAGAAGGATTTATTATTATTGGACTTGGATCGGCTCCTGCAACATCTGCCGTATTTGCTGGTGATACTGCAAACGATGCCAGCTTACAGAGTTTGACACTTGGTACTGAAACGCTTTCACCAGTTTTTGCAACTGGTACATATGCGTATGCTGTTACAGCTTCCGGTACAGCCGGAATCATTAATGCAACACCAAATCAGAATGGCGCAAAGGTGGAAATCACCTATAATGGGAAAAAAGTAAATAATGGAGTAAGCGTAACCTTTGTTACAGGAACCAAAGATCTTGCGGTTACTGTGAGAAATGGACTGGGAGTATTAACATACGTTATCTCTATTACAAAATCATAAGGAGGTCTGAATGGACGAAGCAGCAAGATTAATAGTACTAAAACAAGATTTACAAAGTCTTACAACTGCAAATGACGATTATTTGAAAACGCTTATGAAACTTGCTGCAAGTGAAATCCAGACCGAAGGTATAATACTTACGGAAGGTGATATTGATTCAGATATGGCGGTGATACAATACGCCGCCTATCTGTTCCGTAAGAGGGCAGGAACCGACACAGCAATGCCGCGTTTTTTGCGCAGGAAGCTTAATAATATGCTTTTCAGCCAGAAAGGAAAAGTAATATGACGTTTGATGATGGTATCTTAACAGTTTATTCCATTGAAAACATGGCGGAGCCTGGAAAAAAACCTATATATGGATTGGTGGAAAAATCAAAACATTATTACGGTTATCAAACTTTAGGTATAACTAGATACTACGAAGCAAAAAAGGCAGATAGTATCATTGAAGCCGTGGTAAGGATTCCAGATTGGAACAATATTCTTGCAACGGACATTTGCATTCTTGAAAATGATGTGCAATACCGCCTTTCAATGGTTCAGCCAACTATGGACGAAAACAATTTAAGAATCACAAATCTGTCACTGGAAAGGATAAGTGAAAATTATGCTATCACAACTTGAAATAGTAAAAGATTCGTTACTCACTGTGACAGACAATGTATGGCATTATGAAGCGTTAACAATAACGGATCAGTATATTGTATGGGCGGAAGATAAAGAAGGAAGCTCCGTGGAAGGTGACAATCATAAGCTGGAACAATCCATACAGGGAACTATTGACTATTATACTAAAAATGAAGATGATCAAAATGTGGAAGCGGTACAAACGGCTTTAAAAACTGCACGTATCGCTTTTTATTTAAACTCTGTCCAGTATGAAGATGAAACTCAATATATACACTATGAATGGGTTTTCGAGGTGGCATAATGGCAAAAATGGCAGTGAAAGGAATTGATGAATACGCTCTAAAATTATCAAAACTGGGTGCCAAAAGTTCAGAAACAGCAGGTAAAGCTATTTATGCAGGAGCCGAAGTTGTAGCTGATGCAATTAAACAAAATATTGATGGATTAGAAACCGTAGACGATAAATACAATTTAATCGCATACGGAAAAGGGAAAAAGTCGAAGCTGTCAAAAAAGCAAAAAGATGGATTAAAAAAATCTTTTGGTATTACTAAAATGCAAAAAGATAGTGATGGGTTTTATAATGTAAAGCTTGGATTTGATGGGTATAACGATATAAAAACAAAAAAATACCCAGATGGACAGCCAAACCAGCTTATAGCACGTATAGCGGAATCTGGATCAACATTCATGGATAAAACACCGTTTGTACGTCCTGCTCTAAGTAAAACGAAAAAGCAAGCACAGGAGGCTATGCAAAAGATAATAGATGTAGAAACAGAAAAAATCATGAAATAAGCACTGCCTTTAAGAAAGGAGAATATAAGCATGGCAACGAAAGGCTTAAGCATTCCGGTATTTGGAAAATACAATTACAATGCTACCACAAAAGAGGTTACTTACACAAACGGGATTATCGGAGGAAAAGCAATAGAGTATACAGTTTCCGTAGAATCTACTGAGAATAATCCTCTTTATGCAGATAACCAAATTGCTGAAAATGATATCGGAAAATTCAGC